AACAATATGCTGAAATTGTTCCAAGGTAGTTCAACCTTGAAACAAACAATTCTAGCTCTTGTTGCTTCTGTTCCTGTGATATTGACTGCCATTAAAGCTATTGGTGCCATTGGCTCCATATTCTCTTCATCAGAACCTGAATCAGATGAGAGGCATGGTCGATTGCGCCGAGCTCGAGTTGTTAGGAGACCCCAAGGAGGAAATGAACCTATTTTGACATCTAGGAATTCAAGATTTCCAAATGGTATTAACCCTCAATCAATCTCAAGACATAATGAGAATTTGAGTTCAATTATGAGGATGCTCATGGTTCAGAACACTTTTGAAGTGTGGATACCTGTTAGTGATGAGCCCTTAGTTAATCCTAAGATGAGAAATTTAGGTTTTGCAATTGGTCTTAAAGGAAGGTCATTGTTGTTGCCCTTCCATTTTGTGAGCGTTGTTTCTCACGAGCTTCATGAAGGGAGTTTATTACCTGATCATATAATTTGTCTTTACCGTCCTGGTAAGAGGCAATACAAGGAATTTTCTTTAACTGCTAAAGAGTTTATGGAAAGTTTCAAGGAATATACCCCTGCTGAGAAACAAGATCTCGCTATGATTAAGTTACCTAAGCGATTTAATCCTGTGCGAGATGTTACCCATCTTTTTGCCACATCCAAGCAATTGGATTTGTATAAGAAGGTTGACGCTGTACTCCTCGTACCTGCCACTGATGCTAAGGAATACCATCCAGTCAAGGCTACGAGAGGAGTGAATGCTCATGTCGAGTCTGACTCTTTCCATCCCTATGTTGTGAAAGACATCTTTTCATATGATGCTTTCACAACAGCTGGTGATTGTGGCAGTTTACTATTGGTGAATGATAAGTCTAGACATTCTTGTTTAATTGGAATGCATGTGGCTGGTTCAGTTCAAACAACGAAAGGATTTTCCAGTGTTGTTTCGAAAGAGTTGATTGAGGAATATCTCAAGTTTATTGGAGAAGATTATGTGGAGGTTGATGCCCTACAAATTGATATACCATTACTTGAGCCTCGTACTGACCCCAGAAACATGATTAACATTGGAGAGTTTGCGCCTGAAGTTAAGCACCCTCCTCAATATGGGAAGAGCAAAATAATTCGCTCCCCCTTATTTGGGTTGGTTGCTCCTGTGACAAAGGCGCCAGCTCGTTTGACACCTTTCACCAATTCTGAAGGAGTTAGAATAGATCCAATGGAGATTGCCTTATCTGGTTATTGTGAGCCAGACATATGGATTGACCCAGTTAAGATCTCTAGTGCAAGATCTGCTTTATTCGATATGATCACGAGCACATCTTCTAAGGGTGTGGAAAGAGTTGTTTACACTTTTGATCATGCTGTACTTGGTGATGATGAAGGTGATTTCAGTTCCGTGCCACGAAATACTTCTGCAGGTTTTCCTTATAATGTTATGTCTGGGAAATCCACTAAAGCTAGATTCTTTGGTGAAGATCCCATTTATGACTTACAAAATGATGAAGCTTTGCAGTTGAGATATGATACTGAGACCTTAATTGTCAATGCTCGCAAAGGAATCCGAATGATGAACTTATATTCGGATCATCTTAAGGATGAGAGAAGATCTATGGCAAAGGTTGAGGCCGGA